GTGGAAGTCAATTAGGAACTAACTTACTAGATGCTTGGGAAGGTGCTACCAATATGACCTCATTTTCTGGTGATATTGATACTTCTAGTGTTACAATTTTCTATCAAGCTTGGCGTAGTTGTTCTAAACTAACTTCATTCCCATTAATTGATACTTCCAGTGGTACTAATTTTCAAGGTGCTTGGCGTGATTGTTCTTCACTAACTTCATTCCCACAATTAGATACTTCTAGTTGTACTGGTACTGGTTTTTCTTATGCTTGGTATAATTGCAGTAAGCTTACTTCATTCCCATTAATTGATACTTCCAGTGGTACTAATTTTCAATGGGCTTGGTATAATTGTAGATTACTAACTTCATTCCCACTAATTGATACTTCTAATGCAACTAATTTTTATTCTGCTTGGAATAATTGCACTTATCTTACTTCATTCCCGCAGTTAGATACTTCCAATGTTACCTATTTTGGTCCTACTTGGTATAGGTGCGAAAATTTGACTACATTTCCAGTTTTAAATTATTCAAGTATTTCCAGTAATGAATCTTTTAACTTTGATAATACTTGGTTAGATTGTAAGTTAAGTCCACAATCAATTGAAAATATTTTAGTCCCATTAGATAATACTGGTACTGTAAATAATCGACTCAGACTTGAAAATGTTAATCTTGGAAATAATGCTGGATATTCCACTTGGACTGCTGCCGCTCAAACAGCACTAGCAAACCTCCAAGCAAAAGGTTGGACTATTAGCTACAATCCATAAATAGAAATAAAAATCCAATGGCACAGTGGAATAAAGACGAACAGGCATACAGAGCACAAGACACTACTAACTTTGAGGTGGTGATGCTTGCTGATGAAAACGGCAACCCACTCAACAGTTATGGTGCTGCCGCTAACATCCCTATTGCTGCTGGATTGTTAGACGGATATTCACACATCAACAAGTTTGGATTTAGAGATACCATTGCTAGTTCTTGGCAAACCATCTGGGATAAGGCAGCAGATTATGCATACTATGCTGCCGCTACAGTAACTGCAGTTGCAGATAATACTGATGATGATAATGGAGGAACTGTAGAGGTTCAGGGTTTAGATGAAAACTATGCTCCAGTAACAGAAACGTTGACTATTGGTGGTGCTGCATCAGTAGCACAATTCTCCAGAGTGTTCCGTGCAAGAATGGTTACTGCAAACACTGGCATAACTAATCAGGATGAGATTAGAATTAAAAATGGTGTCAATGATGTAGCAGTAATTATTGCTGGTGCTGGTCAAACTTTGATGTCCTTATATACGATCCCTGCTGGCAAGACAGGATATTTGATGAAACTTCAAGGTTCTATTGATGCTAACAATGATGCTCTGTTTAGATTGTATGCAAGACCTTTTGGTGGAGCATTTAATGTTAGAGGTCAGTTTGGAGTATTTGCTTCTGGGTTTAACTATGACTATCCAGTTCCTTTAAGATTTGAAGAGAAAACAGATATAGAAGTAAAAGCTCTATCTCAAAATGGTGTAGGTGGTGGAGCAATCTTTGATATTATTCTCGTAGATAACTAAGGAGACTAAATATGAAGTCGTTTAGAGAACTGAGGCAGGAACTGAATGAATCAGCCTGGACCAGAAAAGAAGGACAAAACTCCAAAGGTGGACTCAACGAAAAAGGACGAAAGTCTTACGAGAGAGAAAATCCAGGATCTGACCTTAAAGCACCAAGCAAGAAGGTTGGAAACCCCCGTAGGAAATCATTCTGTGCTCGAATGAAAGGCATGAAAGCAAAGTTGACTTCTAAGAAAACTGCACGAGATCCAGATTCTAGAATCAATAAATCTTTACGCGCATGGAATTGTTAATATGACAAAATTTGATTCTGAATATTGGGAAAAAGTAAAACAACCTGAGTTTGCTGGGAATTATTCGGGACCATTGTATGCTCCCCATCCTGATTTAGTAACTAAACGTAACGAAGAAAAGAAGAACAAAAATCAGTCAAAACCATAATTTATAAGATTGTAAAGCAATACTTATTAAATTGTAATATATTGTAACACCATTTTTTGCTACATAGCTTATAATGTTTTGTAGCAGAGAGTTACAATTATGTACGGATTTTATGTCCTTGTCGTGTTTGTTGCAATCCTCGTAGCGTATGCTGGGGTTGAAGAAACTATGAAACTCTTTGCTTACGCTGATCTGCAGTTGCGTTATGCATTTGTGCAGTTACAGATGAAGTGGATGGGTTGGAAACTTAAGAGGCAGCTTATTAAGGATACAACCAACTTTGAAAAGTTCCTCAAGGAGTACGACAAATGAATACCAAAACTTGCCAGAAGTGCGGCGCAACTTGGATTGACGGACAGCACTACTGGACTGGCACTAACAAGCTAGGCAACGAACTTGACCTAGCGGGTTTGGTGTGTAACAAACTTGGCGATGATAACTGCATCAACCCATGTAGAGGTCAAGAAGGTGGCGTCACATGGGAGAAAAGATTAACTACACTAGAAGAAGATTTTCCTAAAGACTAAATACCTAGTAGTGACTTAATATATCGTGGCATCCGATCAGATTTATCTTGGTAATCCGCTTCTCAAAAAAGCGAATGTTCAGATTGACTTTACTAAAGAACAAGTTGAGGAATGGTTGAAGTGTGCTAAAGACCCTGTATATTTCACAAAACATTATGTAAAGATCGTTTCACTTGATGAAGGTCTGGTGCCGTTTAAAATGTGGGACTTCCAAGAAGAACTTATTATGAAGTTCCACAAAAATAGATTTAATATTGCAAAACTACCTAGACAAACTGGTAAGTCTACTACAGTTGTGTCGTATCTTTTGCATTACTTAATTTTTAATGATAATGTTAACGTAGGTATTCTTGCCAACAAAGCATCGACAGCAAGAGATCTTCTTGCTAGACTAGCAACAGCATACGAGAACCTCCCCAAGTGGATTCAGCAAGGTGTTGTCGTATGGAACAAAGGTAATATCGAGCTTGAAAATGGATCAAAGATTCTCGCTGCTTCTACATCTGCGTCTGCTGTCCGAGGCATGTCGTTTAACATCATCTTTCTCGACGAGTTCGCTTTCGTCCCGAATCACATTGCTGACTCGTTCTTTGCCTCTGTTTATCCTACTATCACTTCTGGTAAAAGCACAAAAGTTATCATCATCTCAACGCCGCAAGGCATGAACCATTTCTACAAGATGTGGGTCGATGCTGTCAATGGCAGAAATGGATATACTTATCATGAAGTTCATTGGTCTCAGGTTCCTGGTCGAGACGAAAAATGGAAAGAAGAAACCATCAAAAATACTTCGGAAAGACAGTTTACTCAAGAGTTTGAGTGTGAGTTCTTAGGATCTGTTGATACGTTAATTGCTGCTTCAAAATTAAAAGCATTAGCATTTCAAGATCCTATTACTAGAAATAAAGGTTTAGATATTTACGAAGCACCGAAAGAAAAAAGTGAATACTTATTTACTGTTGATGTAAGTCGCGGGGTTGGAGGAGATTATTCTGCTTTTATTGTTTTTGATATTACGACTGTTCCATACAGAGTGGTAGCAAAGTATAGGAACAACGAGATCAAACCTATGTTATTCCCAAACATTATTAATGACGTTGCTAGATCATACAACAATGCTTGGGTGTTGTGTGAAGTAAATGATATTGGAGATCAAGTAGCATCTATTCTGAATTACGATCTTGAATATCCAAATGTTCTTATGTGTGCTATGCGTGGTAGAGCAGGACAATTAGTCGGACAAGGATTCTCTGGAACTAAAACTCAATTAGGCGTAAAGATGAGCATAACTGTAAAGAAAGTTGGTTGTGCTAACCTTAAGACTATTGTTGAAGATGATAAACTAATCTTTAATGATTACGATATTATTAACGAACTAACTACATTCATTCAAAAGAAACAATCATTCGAGGCAGATGAAGGATTTCACGATGACCTTGTGATGTGTATGGTAATCTTTGCTTGGTTAGTTCAGCAGGATTATTTTAAAGAGATGACTGACAATGATATTCGTCAGCGTATCTACGAAGAACAGAAGAATCAAATTGAACAAGACATGGCACCGTTCGGATTTATTACTACAGGTCTTGAAGGCGATGAAGGATTTGTTAGTGATGGAACTATTTGGTATGGAGATACCCAAGAAGAAGTAGGATATATGTGGAACTATTAATGGATTTAGAAGATCAGTTTAAACTAGAGCATTTACTTCTGAAGGAAAGAACTTGCAGAGTTTGTGGTAAAAGCAAAAGTTTACTGGATGATTATTATCTTATAAGAAAGAATAGAGATGATCTTTCTTCTTCATATTCATACGAATGTAAACTTTGCTGTGTCCAAAGAATTATAAAATCTAGAAAATCAAAAACAGATAATAGATGGCAATATCCTGACTGGTAATATGTTCATGCATTGTTTCCCCAACTGAACACTTCAAAATAATAAATAATTTTAGATTAATTTTGGACATACCAAGGAGAAAAACATGGCAAGTCAAGTCTCGCCTGGAATTTTAATCAAGGAGCGTGACCTTACTAATGCTGTCGTGACAGGTGCGTTGGCTATCAGAGCAGCACACGCATCATCTTTTGCTAAGGGACCAATCGGTGATATCGTAAATATCAATTCACAAAAAGAATTAGTAGCAGTATTCGGAGAGCCATCTGCAGATAATGCAGAAGACTGGATGGTCGCTTCTGAATTCCTGAACTATGGCGGAAGACTCGCTGTAGTAAGAGCACAAACAGATGGCGTAAAGAACGCAACAACTTCTACTGGATCTGGACTTCTAATTAAATCAGATTCTGATTGGGAAGCTGGTGTTGGATCTGGTGAAGTTTTTGCAGCAAGAACTGCTGGATCATGGGGCAACTCATTGATGGCAGTTCTAGTTGACAGAGGTGCAGATTATAGAGTAACTTTTGCAAATACTCCAACAGATACTGCTGTAGGAACATCTTTAACTTTCACATATAGTGGATATACAGTAGGAGGAGAAATTCTTTCTTACGATGCATCTACTGATACTGCAACAATTACTACCGCATCTGCAATCACTTCTCAGTACGTTCTAGCATCTCCTGAGCAAGGTTTAATTTCAACATTCACCACCGATGCAGCTACAGAAGTGGGAAGAACTCCTGGAACTTATTCTGGAGTTGCTACTGGTGGCACAGGTGATGGAGCAACATTCCAAGTTGTAGTTGCTCAAGGCGCAGAAATTCTTGATGAAACAGATCCACTAAATCCAGTATCATTTGTTCCCCCACAATATGAAGGAGGTGCTGTTACCGTAACTCTAGCATCTGCTGGGGAAGGTTACAATACTACCGAAACATTAACACTTGCTGGTGGAGATACTGGCGGTGGATCAAATATCACAGTAACAGTTACTGGTATTGTAG